CACGGTTTTTTGCTTGTTAAGAGCCATGTTGGTTGCTCCATTTATTATAAATAATAAAATAAATAAAATTTAGTTAATTTTTGTTTTTTATTTAAGATACAACACACTCTTTAGGTGATAAATTCACAATAAAATTAATAAGATTTCAGCTAAACAGCTCATACTTCCTTTAGTATTAATCATTCAGCATTCATCATGAATATGTCCTCCATCGCTAACAACCTTCCAAAAACAAACAACTCAGCTCTTGACTCATTCGATGAGATGCAACATGCAATTGAAGCGACAACTGTTGAGACAGAACTTGTCATAATTGCAGGGAATTCCGAAGTTCATGAGGTGATTAAGGGAAATAATCTGACAAAACAGACCAAGAAATTCCCCACCAATAAAAAAATTATGAAATGGAAATCAGAAACCCAGACGCGATATTCGAGGTATATTGACTTTGTAGAAGACTCCAAGTGTGATTATCCTCTCATATGCAAAAACATAAATTTAATAAATAAGGCATTCATTTCACATGTCATTTCTTTTCAGAATCTTATTCGTCTCGTACAAAGTACTGACAAAATGATTATTCATGTTCTTAAAAACTTTGATATTATAGAATAAAATTTTTATATATACTATATGAGCCAGACTTCAGATATACACATTTATAATGGTTGGAACTTTGTATCTTTTAATATTATACAAGACAGCGGAGATTCTATCAATACATATTTGAATAGTAGTATATGGCAAAATGGCGATATAATTAAATCACAATCATCTACTTCTACTTTCAATAATGGGCTCTGGTCAACTAACACTGGATTAACTTCTATAACACCAGATAAAATGTACAAAATATTTACCACCTCCGAAGGTGGCTCCCTTTCATTTACAGGTAGACTTCCCTATAGAGAAGAAACAAAACAGTCACTTTTAGGAAATAAATCTTGGAATTGGATATCATATCCTCTTCTCCAAGATAATGATATTAATCATATCTTTAAGTCCTACACCAACATGGACTACTTAAAAAACCAGACCGGATTTTCCTCCTACTATAATGGTCTCTGGAGACCATACGGAAGTTTGAATACTTTGGAAAGCGGAGATGGCTACATGCTGTATATTAATGATCAAAGCAGAGATCTTGAATTCCTTGATCTTGATCCTGCACCAAATCTCAATTCTTTGTTTACAATAGTCAACTTTGATTCTGATGCTGGAACTTTTGATCTCGTTATGAATATTGGGGCCATCAATCAGAGCTCCAATAATACTAATGGTTTTATTAAAGCATGCGAATGCGTTCTTAACAATGTTAATATTACAAATATTTCACCCACTACTTTCACCTCTAAACGTAACAACGCTTTTTATGATGTTCTTCAAAGAACAGGCGATCCTACCAATGCCTCTATGGATCCTACATATCTGTTTTGGAATGTTCTTGTTAACAACACCTTTGCTAGTTCAAATACTATTTATTTTATAGACACAGAAAATGATGGTTTTGTCATCGACCCAACTGATACTTTCACATTCAAAATATCTTTCACCTCTCAAGTTTCAGATCCCACTGTCTCTGTTGGTAACAGCATTGTTCTTGACTCATCTGTTGACAATGACGGTTCCGGTTTTGTTTACAATACTACCAACGTTCTTTCAGAGAGTGTCTTCCGGATTCAAGTGGATTTGAGCGGGTCGTATTCACAAGATGATGCCCAGCTAGTTGAGAGCGCAAAGAACGTATGGCAAAATATAATAACCGAGCGCTCACAGCCATCTCTAGACACAGATTTGCATATTGCCTTATCTTTCGAAACCATGGCATCTAATGTACTCGGCTACGCATATCCCACCCATTACATCACTAACAGTACCAATCACCATATACCTATCAAAGGCAACATGGCTTTTAACACCGTCAATTGGGAATCTCAAAAAAATACCATGAAAACTAATGGACAAAATGTTGCTTTCTATACAATTCTACATGAAATAGGTCACATCCTCGGCATCGGTACTATGTGGTCTCTTAACAATTTGCTTGAAAATGATCAGCTGAAGTATTCCGGCACTAATGCTCTCCGTGAATATAAAATCTGTAAGAATGATTTATCCCTCACACACATTCCACTCGAGGATGATGGCGGTTCCGGAACCGCATATGGACACCCAGAGGAGGGTGATGAGAATCATAATTCTCGCTATCATGATGGAAAGTTACATCCCGGATTAGATGCAGAGCTTATGACCGGCTATTCAGAAGGTTCCGATGTTCCAGAGCCATTAAGTCGCATTACTATTGGCTTTCTTGAAGATATCGGGTTCAAAGTCGATTATTCCAAAGCAGACCCATATACTTAAAGAATATATTTCATTTATTGTTATACCAACTCAATCATGACTAATTCCGATTACAGTTTGTTCATCAAACAATCCGATATTGAGAATGTTATTCAGAATACTAATGACGACAAATCTACCGCATATATTATTCTGCAGAACAACCAGCTTCACTCAAAATATAATTCTATCTCACGTAAACTCTCCGAAATAACTGCACAAAAGGATGAGCTTGAAGAGTACGGTGATAAGCTTGAGCTCTCAAAAGCTCACATCCAAGGCATCGCTAAAAATCAGTATCTGATTTCTCAAGAGAAATCTAAAGAAATTTCCTTCCGTAAAAACTGTTATCAATACATGCTCACAGCCCTCCTGTATTCATACGCAATTCATATCCCCTACAACTTCCTCCTGTTGTTTAGCGTCTTCAGTATTAAAGTCAAAGTTTCTCTTTTCATTTTGACCTACTCATTCTATATCAATCGCATTGTTGATCTTTATCGTTTTCGAAAGGAGGCTCTGTCTGGTAAAGAAATCACCAGCATCGAAGATGAGCTTCGCTGTTTGGACAAGTCCAACGACCATCTCCATGAGCTCATTGACAACTTCTAGTTTATTTTTTTAACAAACTATGTGTTGTTATTATTTCATCCTTGTTCGAATGCAATGCAGCCTTTACTGTATTTCTACACTTGCTTAAGGCGCGTGTGGTCGTCCCTTCTATCAGCTTATCACCTACCTTCCCATAATTTACATCTATATCATCCAATACGTCTGCAAACTCTCCGTTTGAGCTGTAGTCGTATTCGTCACATCCCTTTGTTTGGATCAGCTTTTGGACATTCTGAATGATTGTGTCCTGGACTTCCGTTGACTGTTCGTCCTGGAATCCGTTCTGTCTATAGACCCGCGCATAGCCTGCGTTTAAGCTCTTGAATAGAACGTTCTGGTTCTCTGGGTGTGCTGGATTCGCGTGGATCAGCTTTGTGAAGCGATCTACTATACTGCTGACGTCAGCTTGCTGAATAGCCTTGCAGCTTTCTAGCTCTTTAATTAAGAGTTTAGTAGTTATGTAGTCTAGATTCTCTTGACCGAATGGATTCATCTCTATCTTTGGCATATTGATAATGATATTGTTTCCTATTGTGTTGTTATTGTTATTGTTGTTATTGTTATTGATAATTTGAGCTGATGCTTCACGTCTTCGTTCTAGAACTTGTTTTTCAAGTTTTTTCTCATACGCTTTCTTTTCTTTACATTCAGAATTTACATGTCTTGAATAACTTGTATCTGAACCAAGCTCAAGATTACAAAATCTACATATGAGATGTTTGGATTTTGGTATTTCCATATTTAATTCTCGCTCATATATAGAAACATTATCATTTTTCATTCTACATCTTCCAGAATTTAAATGTCTGGTCAAGTTTGTTCGTAATGTGAATGTTTTTAAACAAAATTTACAAGTTAAATCTTGTTTTGTAGGATCAATATGAGTACAAATATCAATAACTTTTTGTTCAGTCTCCCTAAGCTTTGTCTTTGTGTCTTGCAGCTCAGTATTTGTATCGTTTAATTTTTTATCTAAAGACACAATTTTTTCATTCAAAATATCATTTTGTGAAATCTGTACTACAGATGGTTCCTTACATTTTGTTTTTCTGTTGTAATGACGATCAAGTAAATATTTATGTTTAAATATTTTTTGACATTTTGAACATTGATGAACCATCCTAATATATTATACAAACATTTTTATTTTTGACGATTCTGACGATATTTTATTCATTTTGATTCTCTTGAGATTCAATAAGTTTTCTCAAATAAGCTTCGTATTCATCTTTTTTAGAACAACCTCTTGATCTATGTCTAGTCAGATTAGTAGCACATGTATAATTTTGCTTACAAAATCTACAAGATATATCTTGCGGAATATATACAGGCAAATTCAACTTTCGTTCTAGTATGCAAACTGAATCATGCTTGTTTTTGCATAGTTTCAAATGTTTGTTTTTGTTACAATTAGAGTTGAATGTTCGATGACAATATTCGCACAATAAATCATTGGTTGTGTCTTTGTCATGTGTGTCAATGTTTTCTAAAAATGATCTTAAAACTAGATTTTCTTTTTGTGGTTCAATTTCATTAATATTATACATATTTGACACTTCTTGTATAGTTTCTATAGCTAATCGTAATTCGATATCAAAAAACTCTTTTTTATCTGGTAATTTGAAATCACTTAATCTATTAAACACCTCAGTTTCTATTTTTTGTAAATATTTTTGACATATTTCTTTTGTGAAAACAAATTTGCATTTATTTGGAACACCAGTATTATAAGATGATAATCTTGATTTTAGATTTTTAGTCAATCCAATTTTGTATATATTTTCACCAAAAAGATAATTCGACATTATGTAGATAAATCCCATATATTATCAAGAAACATAATATTTTAGTAGATAATGTCGCAAAATGTAATCCTAAAGATTCTTGTGAGACTCTTTCAGTCAATTTTGGAATAATTTGGGTCAATTTTGGATTCATATTTTGTCGATTCATACCTTTGAGTCAATTTTGGATTCGTATTTTGTCGATTCATACCTTTGAGTCAATTTTGGATTCGTATTTTGTCGTTTTTTTTGTTTGAGTCAATTTTGGATATTATTTTGTCGATTCAATTTTGTAAAAATAAATGTTAAGTCAATTTTGGATGTTTTTTTGTCGATCTATAAAATCTACAAAAATATGATGGGTCAATTTTGGAATATCGACAGTCAATTTTGGAATATCGACAGTCAATTTTGGATTCGTTTTTGTCGATTATGTTTTTCTCTCTCTTTATTGTATATATATATATACTTTTTCTTACCTAACTTAAATAGAAAATAATATATATATATATATATATATATATAAGAATAACATAGTAGTAAACACAGTAGTGACAAACATCACCTAAAAAATGGTGAGTGAGGGGAATAGAAGTGAATTTGAAATAAAAAGTTCTATATAGAAAAACAAAAAATGTCAGAAAAAAAGTGATCAAAAAAACTCAATTTTAACAAAATATTACATGAAATTTCTCTCTATAATTGATATTCACAAATATTATTTTTTGTAAAAAATGTTA